ACAATCTTCAAACCCATTACTGCCCATAAACTTTTTAGCCGCATCTCCGGCATTGCCAGTATATTGTCCGCGTATCAATGCAATTGGTTGTAAAATTTCGCAAAAGTAATCACGAAATCCTGCGAAATCGATGCCCTCGGAACTAAAGGTAATCGGAAACTGTTTTCCGTTAGATACATCTCTGGTTAGTTTTGTTAGTGGGTGTTGATCGCCAAATTTTTCTATAACTGCACTTAGGATATCTTCGGGATATAGACTATCAAACTTTTTAAGTACATCCTGTGGCATAAGACCACTTACTGCTTTTTTTGCTGCACTGCCTTGAAAAACGTAACCGCCAGGAATACTGTTATTAGGCCAATAGTTTTCTATTTTATTACGATTAATCGATTGAAAATATCGACCAAAATATACACTGTTACCGGCGTTGTCTTTAAACTCAGCAATGCCAACACCCAACGAACGAGGAGTGGCAATGTTGGTCCATTGTATAGGTCGACCTAATATTGTTTCTTGATCTTCGATAAATTGATTAAGTTCTTCGGCACTTTCTGCACCACCAGAATCGGGATAAAATTCTAGACTTTGAAATGTTAATTCATCCCCGGCAGGATTTTGGAATACTTGTCCGGGTTTGCGATTAGCAAGCCCTACACTTTCAAAAAGTCTTATAAATTCATTCATACCGATTTCCTATGATATTACTGCATCCTCCATGCCAGCTGTCCTCAATCTTGCAATATGACCGAGCATGAAATTCTTGCTTTCTAAACCTTTTAATATACCAAGATAACTGTTGCGTAGTAAAGCCACTTCGTTAATTAAAACTTCAAAATTAACTACTTCGGGCTCTCCGTCAACATATTTATCTACGTCGCGGCTGGAAAGTGCCCGATTATAATTTTCGAGATATTTTTGAAAATGCTGTCTACGTATTTGTCTAAGCTGAATATTTAAAAAGTTCAATACCGCTTCGATCTCTTGCAATTGATTGAAACGATATTCTGTAATACCCGGTAAGGCTGCAAGATTACGTTCGATATTACCTTTAACTGAACACTCTTTTCTTGCTTCAGCTAATTCTTTTTGGTAGTATGAAACAAAATCTGGCAATACTGCCAGATTTTGCGTTATTTGCGTATACCACATCAGTAGTTTGAATCTTCGTCTTCGTCGATGTTATCGTCTTCGTATCCAGAAGAATATTCTTTAAAACTATTTTTAGTATAGTTATCAGTCAAAGAAAACTCTTTAAGATCGTCGTCGCTGAGTAAATCAACCAGTACACTAGTTACTGCATCAGCGGCTTCTTGTCGATCTTTAGGTGTAATATATTGTTTTAGTGTTGAGTATGCTTCAACTAAAACATCTACATCAATGCTCATGTTGCTTCTTCCTCAGTTAGTGCAGGCTCGGAATCTCCAGCAGTGGATTTAAACAATCCGCCGGGAATTTCTTGTACCATTGCCATGACATGATCCAAACAATTACCTTCGTTGTTTTCCCAAGCTTTACGGAATTGTTTAATTTCTGTTCCGTCGCTGAGAACTGCTACTAGGCGATTACCATCTTTGGCTAGGATTCCACGACCCTCAAACATATCAACTAATCCACTATAGGGATTCATTCCTTGTTCGTAAGGGATCTTTACCTGTACACTTTCAAATGGTTTGCTATAACGAGTTTTCATAATCTTACAAGAAGCACGAATACCACGCACTTCTGAAATCTTATTACCATCCTCATCTTCTTTAAGTTTTAGTTTACGCATAGCAACTACAATTGAACTTGCATAGATAAATCCTTGACCGCCACTGATCTTATCGTCGGGATCAAACATATCTTGGCTCGCATATGTATGATTAGTTGCTACCAGGCCAATATTTAAATCGCCAAACATATTAACACAATTACGTACCAATGCAGTAAGTGCCTTGGGTTTACGTCCGAGATCACCTTTAAGATCGCCGCCCTCAAACTGATTAACATCAGTGGGTGTGAGCAGCATACCCAAACTATCGATCACAAACAGAACTTTAGGACGATCGTCAGCGGGCAATGCTTTGTACTCTTTGACAAAGTTTGAAATCATTTTAGCAAGATCGTCGATCATTGCCATATTGAGTTTCAGTAATCGGTCTTCGCTAGTATCTACACCTACAGATTTTAGCCAAATTTCATCCAATGCATTTTCTGTATCAATTAGTACTACATAGATACCTTGTTCTTGTGCTTGACGAACAAGATTACCCGAACAAATAAAACTCTTTCCAGCACCAGATTCGCCAGCAAATACTGTTACTTTGCCAAGAGGTACACCACGCTTAAAATCACCACTGATTAGGTAATTTAAGGCGTAATTTCCTGTCGAAATCCAGTCTTTTGGGTCATTAAATCCAATGCTAATGCCCTCAATACTCTTAGTTATTGTTTTGCGAAATTTCGAGACGTCAAAAGGTTTAGCCATAATTTATCCTTATAAAAGTAGAAAAAGGGGGATTGCTCCCCCTAAGTGATTAAGCTGCTTTGCTTCGATTTCGAATCATTGCCAAAATATCTTCGGCACGTTGATTAGTAGCTTTGGGTTTACTATCTACTCGAATCGGTTCAGCAACTTCTGGAGCTTCCTCTACTGCAGGAACAAAAGGTGGCTCATCTTCGTCGTCTTCGACAACTCGTGCTGCTGATTTAGCTGCTGCTTGAGGTTTTTCGGCTGGACGAGATTGTTCAGCATTTCCAAGACCATATGGCTTGTAATAACTGCCCCAAGCATCTAGATCATATGGGCGACCATCTACTGATGCCTCAAACATTTCTTTAATGACTTTGAGCTCAACATCAGTGGGTTTCTTGGGAAGAAACTCGCTTAGATTGAACAAACCATATTTTTCAATAGCGGCTAGTTCTTCGCTGCTCAACGCAGTTTCTTTACGACTCCATTTACTAGTGCTGTAATCGGCGTATCCTCCCTTGCTGGTCTTACTAACAATAAAATCAAGACCGGACTCATAGTCAGTGGGTAGATTTTCCATCTCTGTATCCATTAGTGCTGCACGGATAAGGTTAAAAATCTGTGGACTAATAGTAAATCGACGAATAGGATTTTCTGGTTTGGAATCGTCGGCCAATGGATTCTCGCGAACAAATCCTTGAAAAAGATATGATTTCTTTTTCCAGTATTTACGACCCATTTCTTCTAGATTGGGGTCTTTGAACCAAGGACGTACCTCTGCGAGGATTGGGCAATTATATTCCTTGCCATACATTTCGATACAAGGTACTTGTACTTCTACACGTTTTGATTCGGCTTGTCCTTTTACACCTACAAAAGGGAGACGGATCATTGCACGCTCTACCCAGAAAAATGAATTCTTTTCGTTACCGTCGGGTAGAAAACGGATTTTTGCAGTTTCGCCTTCATTGATGTTCCAATGTGCAAACACTGCGCTATCCGAAGAACCTGAAGTTTGTTTATTGTCTTGTGCCTGAAGTTTTGCTCTGATTTCTGCCAATGTTAAAGCCATGATAATTTCTCCTTAATAAATGTGCCATGATGATTTAACTTAATCGTAGAATTAATCTACAGCATTAATTGTACGACAGAATTATTTATGACGCAAATAAAAAGGTAAAATTAGATTCCAGCTAATTTTTTCAAATCTGCCATTGCAGTTTCTTCTTCGCCGGGCGCAGCAGCAGGTTCGGCAGCAGGTTCAGAAGGTGGTGCTGTTGGTTGATCTGCTGCAGGTTCGGAAGGTGGTGCAGCGGGTTCAGCGGGAGGAGCAGCGGGAGGTGTTTCTGGTTGCTCTGGAGTGGTCGGGGGAGGCTCGGTTGGAGTAGCCGGTGTTTCGGCTTCAGGTTCCTTGGCTGATTCTAAATTTTTAAAATCGATTTGATCGTAAACTTCCGGATGGTTGTCCATTAGCCAGTATTTGATTAATGGGCGAGCATCTTGATCAGGCTTGTTTTCACTCTCCTTATAAATCAAATCATTTAAATTGTCATTTACTAGTACAGCCTCTAACGCACCAATGGCATTAGAACCGTTAGGACCGAATTTTAATTCACTATCTAAAATGTTTTGCAATTCGTCGACATCAATGTCATCGTCAAGTTCTTCGAGTAATTCGGTGACTAAATCTTTTTTGTGTTTAACAATTGCTTCTTGTTTAGGTAACGATTTAGATGCTCGATATACTTCAACCACAAATCGACTAACTAATTGTTTTTCTAAACTATCATTGACATTTTTATATTCGTTTTTCCAATGATCAGCAAACTCAACTAAATCTTGTTGCCCATTTTCTTGCAGATGAGCAGACAGATTTTCTAATACATGTTCAACCATTTGTTCCATTGACTTATAAGAAATAGCCGACTCATACATCGAAATGTTCTTAGCTATTTCATTAATAAGTTGTTGATCAAACAACCATTTTTGTTTATCCATTAACATCTTTTTATTGTTATTTCTTTGATGATAAAGTTTACTAATTGTAGGTAATGCTTTAGTTACACGATCATCAATAATTTGTTTAGTAAATTTTGTTTTGAGATGATCTTGATCTTTATCCAATGGTGAGCTTTTAACTTTTTCCATTATTCTAGACACACACTCTTGATAGTGCTTAGGTCTAGCCATTTGCTTTAATAAATTTTTACCCTCTGAATATTCTTGTGTGGCTTCCTTAACTAAGCCTTTGATCTCGGGATCCTCGTAATTTTCCAATTTGGATCTTCTCAAGAATGCACCGAGTGATTTCATTTCATCAACATACTTACAAACCCCTTCATAAACTTCGTCGTAGGGTTTTCCGCCTTCGGCTAAATGTGTTGCTAATGCACGACTAACAGTTAAACTTCGGCTAGGAGATTTGAATCTTTCACCATCTTGATTTTCTATGTATATAGATTCGATATGTCGAGATCTGACGCCCGGACGTTCTTCATCAATTCTTCTGCTATGTTTAACAATTAAACGATGTGTACCCAATGATTCATAACTTATTTTACTTGAGCCAACCAGTCGACTTTCTTTAATAGATACATTTGAAGTTTTTAAAGGAGATTCAATCTTTGCAGCAGTTTGTAAATCTCTGGTTTTAAGTGATGGTCTGGTTAAATCCCTAGGTTGCCACTTCAAATCTACAGACATAGCAAAAAATCGCATTTCTTTTAGAAAACGATACCACTCAACTCGCTCCTGCTTGTTCATAGATTCGGTTATATTTCTTCCGAAAAAGAAACTCAAATTATTATTATCCACAATACTAATAGTAATATCGCCAAAATTTTTGCCGTTAGAATCTACATATTCAAAATTAAAAAATCGAGCTTGATCGGGTTCGTCGGTTGCTTTGGCATTTTCATCGCCAAGAGTAACATCTTCGAACCTAGATCTTATCTTATTGAATATTTCTTCGGCTGTTTGGTTAATTTCTTTATTCATAGTACTGTATTTATCCGGTTATCATAATAAATGGCATTGGCGCAACAAATTCTTCTTGTTCTTTGAGTTTATTGTCTAAATCAGCATCATAACTCTGTAAGAAATGTATCATTCGAATATTCAATAATGTAGCCGATACCAAATCGTCAGTTTCGCCCACCTTGGCAGCAAAACTACCACCCAATGCCACAAAAGTTTTAAGTTCGCTGATTAAGCTCTGACTGTTAACAATCATTTTTTGTTTTTCAATAAAGTTTTTTAACTTACTACAGGCCAACAATTTACTTTTATGTGTAGTATTAAACCCTTTTCTGTATTTTCTACCTGATCCCATTTGTTTTGGCTCAGACAAAAAACTCCCTTTAATGTTTTCTTCACCTAGTTCGTTTATAGCCAATAGTGCTGCTTCACCTAGAGTATTGTTTTCTACTGAATAAAATATATTAGTTTCGTCATTTGTAATATCATAAATGTAGTCGGTGATTTCTTTTATCAAACGAACCTGTGTTTGAATATTGGTTTTATTATGTCTCCACTCGGCTACTTGAATTAAGTCAGGCAATTCGAATACTTGTATAGCAGACGGATCTCCCCCGGTTCCCAAACTGGGATCTAGACTAACTGTATACGCTCTATTACGTTCGGGTTTTTTATACCAACGTATTTGTCCTTGTTTGAATACTGGTTCCTTAGCTTGTAGATCGGCTAATGTCATTGCATTAATTAAAGTTTCGTCGAAGATAATCGGATTGCATTCTATCTCTCGACTAAATCTTTCGTCTCCAAGTTGCGAACGTTGTTCGTTGGCCCATTTTTCGTCGCGGTCTGGATGTTCGTCCCAGGTAGCTTTAAATGCCTTAAATCCATTACGACCAAGATCGGTAGGGTTACCATATTCATCGATGCATTTATTAGCTGCTTTCCAAATTTCCCAAAATTGATCTTCGTCACTGTTTGGTGTACTAGTAATAATCGCCTTACCACCAGTGCTTAGTGTAGGCACAATACTTGTCCAGAAGTCTTTAGCAATAGTATTACGAACGAACGCAAATTCGTCTAAGTATAATAGAGAAATACTCATACCTCGACCAGTGTTTTCTGTAGTGGTTTGTGCTACTATTCGACTGCCATTTTCAAACTCAATACTGCCTTTGTTATAACTAGTTACGCCAGCACGTATGTGATCAGGGCAGGCTTCGTAGGCAAAACGAATTCGTTGCATAATCTCCTGAGCACCTTGGTATTTGTGTGCAGCAATTAATATTGTGCTGTCAGGTACAAACATTGCATACCATAACAAGTAACCGGCTGCAGTTGTAGATTTACCGCTTTGTCGAGGTAACAGTGCTATACTAAATCTATTTTGATGACAAACATCAATATATCTAAGTTGATAATTGTATGGTTGATAAAGTATCTTACCCCTGGTAGGATGTTGAATATAATAGAAGTTTTTTAAAAAATATCTAGGCCCACTGCCGGGATCTGCACAATTTGCTATATCAACTATTTCTTCGTGTTGATACTTAATCCGCTGGTGCGGTTTTTTAACTAATGAATATTCGGGTAATATGGCCATAATATGGTGTGTTTATACACCATATTTATTACGTTTAGGTTTAGGCACTGGACTAATTTTGTTAGTTGTTTTCAGTTCTTCGCTGCGAAGATCTCCGTTATTAAGATCTTCGTATTTGGCTCCCACTGCCTGATATGCTAATTTAAACATTTCCTGTTCTTCGGGTGTATAAGGATGTGCGGTTTTCCAACGCCCCACCCAGCTTTCAGAATCAAGTTTGGGGACTTCTTTTCCGTCGGTCATTCCTAATGCCAAGCCGAGTCGATAAGCAGTATAATCACCATTCCATTTTTGACCATCGGTAAACTTATTCAATCCCACTGTAGAATCTTGTTGCCGTTTAGTTATTTTACCGGCTTGATTTTCTTCGGCAATAAACATTTCCCAAAGTCTCATTTTGTCATTCCTGTATTGCCGGTAAGATAGGGTAAACTAAACCAAAGTCTAAACCACTCATCGGTACCTGGCTTAATATTATGTTTTTTCATGTAATTAACTCGCACCATTGCAGTATGACTAATATTTTCAGCAGCACTTTCAATTACAGGACGAACTTGTGGTATACCAGCTAGACGTTGTACCTCGGCTAAATCTTCGGGTGATAGTACTGCGTCAGGGATTCCCGATTCACCAGAGGGCACAAAATTTTCAGTAGAAAATCGAATTTGACGCAACTTACTTTCCTCTTAGTATCTTACTAACAGGTTTTTTACTCCACATACGGCAACTCCAATATCTTGCACTGGTACGGTCTTTAGCAGTTGCACAACGATGACGGGCTCTAAAGTTTTTACGTCTGCCGGGATTATCTCTTTTAATACTAAGTTTTTTATCGCCGAAGTTAACTTTTTTAACATTACCAGTTTGTGGATCTTTGACATAAACTTTATATTTCTTAACATCGCCAGCCATTGGTTTACCTAAGTTGACTTCACGGCCTTGATATTTTGCTTCGTTTAGGCTCTGTCCGCTCAAATCGTCTCCAACCAGGGCCATATTTAACCCCTCTAAAGTCCAAAGAAAATCCGACATCCACTCGTCGCCGGGATTTTTGAGAGAAGCCTGAGTAAGTTTATTGATTACTTTGCTGTTGATGGGTTTGATATCATTTAAATTATTTGCTGGAACTTGTGTCCACTGTGGTGCATCTGCATTGCCTAACTGGCTGTGGATCTGCCCCATAGAACCTGTTTTTGAATCGTATTCACTGCCGGCCATTGATGCTTGTTCTATACTGTTGGCTAACATTATAAACTTTTGTATCAGCTCCGGTGTGCCCTTTACGTACCAATGATCGCCGTCGCCGAACTCATCAATAAATCGTGCTGCAACAAATTGTTTTGCGTTCGAGCCTTCCGCCACACCTTGTTGATCGTCTGTGGGCAAAGGCTTGTTCCAAGTAAAAATAGATTGTTCGGGATCATCGAGGTCGATTTCAACACCGATGGCTTGGAGATCTCCCCACCAGGCTTGTGCCGACCCTTGATCTAAATAACTGTTTATAAAACGCAGTGTATTTTTTTCATCGCCTCGATCCAATGCTTTCCATAGATTGTCCCCTACTCTATCGTAGTCGTATTCATTGAAAACTTTATCTAATGTAGATTGACTTGGTAGTCTTCTTCCTAATCCCTTTAGCTGATTCATAAAATCTTCTGGATTTTTTGCTTCCTCTACACCTTTCTTGCCGTTTAATGCATTAATTACATCATTTATAAAACTTTCTGATGTATAGAGTCCTCTATAGTACCACATAACTCCTATAGGAATATACAAAATACCTTGATCAAATTTAATACCGCCGCTCGTTGTAAATGCAATTTTTACTTGTTGCCCGTCTTCTGTTTTAAATAAATTGGATAATTTATCTTCGATATAAAGTTTATTTAAATCTTCATCAAATTCAGCATTACTTGCCAAATCTGTTAAATTTCTACGAACATATTGCCATAATTTCTTAGCAGATGATATATTGTCAGCACCAGCAGATATATGCCTAGCTTCTGCCATATCTTGCTCATCTTCAAAAGTATACTCTTCAGATAAGAAGTTATAAACAAAATCATCAGGAGCTAATGTAATAGAACCATCAGAATGTTCAACAACTGGAACTTCTAACTCAATTTCCTCATTGACAATAAAAGAAACAGCGTCATCGGTGATAGGTTGACTGAGTTCTATATCAACCTGTTCCAATAGTTGTCGAAATTTAGTTATCATTTTTGCTTATCCTTTTGAAATTCCCGCCAAAGTTTGGCTTCCAATGATTCTAACATAGCATTATCTCTGACTGCTCTTGGGTTGTCTCCGCGGTAAGGGCGATCCGAATGTGATTCTTTCTCTTTGTGAAGATCGTTGCCTGATTTAAGAATTGAATCAACACTGGCGATTTTTTCGTCAGGCTCGTTGACAAAGTCTTCGTCAATGGATTTTTCCATTTCAGGTTGTTTTCCACCTAGCATACCACTGAGTTTTAGCAATTGTGCTAGTTGTTCAGCAGCATCTCCCTCGGCACTAACATTAATAGTTTTGCGTCCATCGCTGTCCATATTAGCGTTAACATTAACTTTATCTTGTTGATCTGGCATCATTGAACCAGGGCCCATGTCGCCGCATTCGTCGATCTGTTCGCTTTCGCTGACTTTTTCCATGTCACCGTCGCCATCAAGGTCAGCTTCTTTTTTACCAGCAGCACGAGCTTTTGCTAGATTGCCAGTGAAAAGATTACCTTCTTCGACATCATCTTCTTCGACGGCATCTTCCTGTAAACTATCACCGATCATCCAGGAAGCTGCTTTTTTAAGCATACCAGGCTTTTCGCTTGATAGCTCGTTAACTAATGCCACAGTTAAATCGCCATTGGGTTTTTCAATAATGGCTTTGTTTCCATCAAAACGTTGAATAGTTCCTTCGTTGCTTCCGAAGTAAACATAATCGCCTTCTTGGAATGCCATGCCGCCTTCCTTGAGCTCTTTTTTATCCTTTAGAGCTTTAGTCATTGGTTCTTGTTTGTCGCCGTCTTTGTCAACATCTAAAAAGTCTGGCTTTTTACCTTCTTCGATACTTTCAGAAACTTGCTTGGCTTTCTTAGTGGCAGTAGCGTACACTACATCTTTCCAACGCTTGCCATAACGCTTTTTAAGGTCGCCGACTTTTTCAGGACTATCCTTCATTGACTTAGCAATTTCTTCTTTCTTTTTCTTTTCAGGTTCGCTAAGTTGTCGCTCAACTAGAGCAACACGATTCATGAATAAATGCCATTCAGCATCAGTCATCTCAGAGACTTTCTTTTTGTTCTTACTGCCCGGAGGACGTCCACGACGTTTAGCACCAGCTGCAGGTTCTTCGGATTTTTTCTCTGCCTTTTTCTTAGCTGGTTTAGTAGTAGTTCCTTCTTCGTCGTCGTCCCTGGCCTTAACTGGAGGCAATGACTCAACTTTACGTTTACCGTCTTTGGTAATATAACGACGACGTGTTCCGTCAGCTAGTGTAACAGTATAATCATCGGGGCGACCAGTAACTGATCCACCAGATTTTTCGTGAGCTTTCTTAGCATCCTCAAAATCAGTCCAGCTTTCTGAAACCGGCTTTTTAGGTGTTTTGCTTTCTATTAGTGCAATTTTGTTAAGAAGATCTTTCATACTCATTTTTATTTCCTTTTTCCGATTTCAGGTAGCTTAGGTTTATTTGATCCTACTGGACTTACATTCCCTTGAGGAATGTCATTTGTGGTTTTGGCACGTTCAGTATTACCACCGGCAACTTCATATTTACGTGTTTCTAAATCTTTTAAGAGGCTCATTGAGTCTGCTGGTTTTTTCTCAGCTTCGAGCTTTTCAGTATCTAATAGACTTTCGCCCTTTTTAGCCTTTTCAACACGATCGATTTCACGCAATCTTTGTTCCCAGGAGTCTTTGGTGTAGACTGTAATTTGCCCAATATCAAGACCTGCGGCATGAGAGATTGCTTGTCTAACTGCCATATCCACTGTAGGATAATCTAATTCGATGTCAAAGTCTTTGACTTCAACTGGACCCAATTTGGGAAACTCATTGCTGCGTTCCTCTGGTGGATGATTTTTTGGCTTTGACATCTTTACCAAATCAAACTGTTTTAGAGTTCCCTCAATTGCTTCCTGTGTATCTTTTTCCATATCACAATTTGCAATTCTCACTTTGAAATGATAGGTTTTTTTACTTTCAGTTAGATATTTTATAAAACTTTTCATAGGAATCCGCCTTATTTGGTATTTATCTTCACTGAGGTGTTTTCTTGTTTGATTCAAGTATTGTCTTAATTAATTCGTTTCTATCTAACACTACACCAGTGGCCTGTGTGGGTTCTTCATCTTGATCACGAGGTGCTGTTTGATCTAATCGTGCTTTTTTAAGTTGTAACTCAATCATTCTTAATTTTTTATCTATTTTGGCCTGTTTAGCTGCAATAGCATGTCCTAATAATGTGCCCGCTGTTTGTAATATTGTACCACTAAATCTGGGCTCAACGCTCATTCCCAAATCCATTAATTCTTGAAACTTGTCTTCGGCTAGTTGAGCCAAATGATCCATTTCTCGATCAGCTGTTTCAAGATTTTTGACCATTGGTAATGCTTCTTCGATTTTGTCTATACCTTTCATCACTGTTTCTATTTGTTCCATATCTGGCAGTATGGATTTGTCCTCTACTACTGCAGTAGATTTTGACGACGGTAAATTAAAAAATTCTTCCAATTGTCTTGTCATTTTTTTGGTTTTCCTTGATGAAAGATGTCGTTTTCATTAACGACTCGAAATTTAATTCCATTACTTTTAGCCCAAGCTGCGGCTGCTGTCCATTTAGCATAATTGACTATCACTGCTAATTTATCTCTTTGACTTCGTGCATTTTCAAATGCCATTTCTTTACTGGGTTTAACTTCAATTACTTCAGCATGATTTTGTCCATTTTTGTCTTGATACACAATAAAGAAATCTGGGACGTAAAAAGTATTTTTTCCTGTTAACGGATTTTGATAAGGGATTCTTACACTTTCGCTGGCCCAATTAATTATACTGGGGTGATTATCACACATTTGCATAAATGCAAATTCCCAACTACTGCGATATTTAATAGAACCTCTCCCTACGTATTTTTCGGGATATTTAGGAACAAAAATACCTTGAGCATACTTTGACATAACTCAAGGCAACACCGCACGGGTGACATATTTGCTTATTTGCGGTTTAACAACTACGCCTAATTTACTGGTATTGACTCGACTTAAATTAAAAAGCAATGCCATATAAGCATCAATTTCTAGTAAATCTAACGTTTTGATTTTATCTAATACCGACAAAGGATCTAACCCTCTGCTAGAGCAGGTTAAAACTAACCCACCGGCTAACATTTTTGCTGCTGTTTGATTTTGAGTTCGTTGTTCAAAAAATGCTGTAATAGCTTGGTCTGCTTCAACAGTAATCAAAAGTTCTTGATCGAAAAAATTATTAAAGAATTCGTTGGTGTTGTTTTCAGTGTTTAAATTAATCGCACTGATATTATTGAATTTGGCCATATTATATGCCGCCTAAAAATTCTGAATTACTAGTTGCTTGCCCAGTTGATCCCGACGATCCAGAAGAAACCACGGATCTATCAACAACAGGACTAGCTCCGGTATTACTTGGCGTTAAAGAAGATTTAATTTTAGATCCTGACTGATCTGCATTTTTGCCTAGATCGGTCAGCGAAGGAACCTGAATACGACTTAAAGGATTTTGACCTTTAAGTATATCTACTCCCAGTCCTTTAACTTCAGTTAGTGCTATATCTTTTAAGTTAGCACCTTTGAATGTTTTTACTCCTTTAGCTGCGCCCAAGGCGGCACTAAGGAAATTACCTTCTGATAGATTTTTCATTACATTATTAGCAGTTCCAAGCAATCCGCCTGGGCCTAGTATACTTCTTGTTCCACCACCACCGGGTGCAATTGGACTTGGTTTGGTGTCGTATATATCAGATTTTCCAAAACCGGCAGCAGCACTAGAAGGACCTTCATTGTAAATAACAGATTCATACTCAACGGTCATTGTATGTTCTAGTGTGGTATTATCAGTTTGATTTTCATGTCTGCCATGCTGAAAACTGGTAATAATTGGATTAATAAGAATATACTCAGAGGCTTTCTTTTTACTAAAACTGTAAACTCTTATACTTTGTAAATACCTCTTTTGATCATTTTTTGGTGTATAACCCATGTATGCTGTATCGACAATGTTCTCTTTAGCATATTTGTAATTATTTTGATAGGAACTGGGATTAGCTAGATCTGCGTCCCTATAATAAAAAGTGTAATATTGATACCAGAAATTTCTTATTACATTTGAAGTATCGTCGTGAAATGTAATGGTAATTGGGTCGTACTTGATTTTTGATTGTATAATATTAGGACGATTATAGGAATTATAGGTTTTAGTATCTATTCTATATTTTGGGAGATCGACAGATTTTACCAAAACCCCTAATTCAGATTGCTTATTATATGTAATGCCGGGTGCTAGATCAAAGTGTACATGAAAGAGAAAAGCAAACTTAGGACTTAGATCAAGTGCATTGTTTGTGAATATCTTATTAGCATGAGCATACCCGCGAACCGAGTCGCCAGTGACTAACTGTTTAAGAAACGAATTAATATTAGCCACTGGCTACCTTTCAAAAAAATTAACCAGTAATGGTACTTCCTAAAGCACGTTTAACGTATGTTCCAACGCCAGTACCGCTTGGTGTTTGTACAGCATTGTCATAGCGTATAGTTAATGCTACAGTCATGGGTTCGTTGGTACCGTAATTGGCATCACCATAATCGATACTATCTAGCAGGCAACCATACATTTCCCAAGTTTCTAAAATATTTGGTGCTTCTCTTCCGTTGCCGCCATCTAAGATTTCAAGTTTAGTTGTAAACTTATAATCAATGCCAGCAGCAGCACTAAACTGTTCTAAGAAGTCAAATTGCTTCTGAATTTGTTCGCCAACAAGACGAGAAATGTTGCCCGAAGCATCATCACGCAAGGTGCAAGTAACAGTTTGCCATTCGGGCTTACCGGCCAAATAAACTTTACTGTTATAGACGTCAATGGTTATTGGATTAAAGTTAACACTGGGTCTTTTGAAATCGGATACTTGTTTGGTTAACTCAACAACCTTATCTTGACTGACACCAAAGTTCAAAAAACTGACCCTAAATCTATACTTTAATTTAGGCATTAACAGACCTTGCGATGTAGCACTAGCATTCGATGCAAGAGGAACTGTGAATTTAGTTAATGATCCTGTAGACATTCTGCGATCTCCTATATACTGATCTTAATTTTATTTATCATTTTTTTCTAAGATTTTTCTAGCCAAAAAAATAGGGGACCGAAGCCCCCTATTTCAACCCGCTACCTATTAAATGTTTCCAGGATTGCGTACACGTAATGGTATGTAAATAAACTCAACTGATCTAACAGGAGCAATTGCTATATCAACATAAAGTTCATTACGAGAAATACGATCTGGTGTGTTGTTGCTGTCATCGCAAACTACAATATAGTCATACAATGCACGTTTAGCAACAAGATCATTACATAGTCCTTCGACGGCATTCTTAATTTGATCTCTAGTTGTTGAATCATTTGGTTCAAATAAGAAGTTATTTGCTAAAGGTTGCAATGCTTTTCTCATATATGCAATTAATCGAGAAACATTAATACGGTCAAGAGCACTAGTTAATCCGTAACGTGTTTTCTGTCCATAGTTCAATAAACCTGTACCGGGAAGAATTGTTAACGGATTGATCTTGTTTTCGTATAGTGTATCACGAATGCTCTTACCTACGCCAAACTTAACGAACTCGTTAGTTGCAGAATTAATGTAACCAATGTTTGTAGCATTATCAACTATACCACGACGAGCACCGGCTGGTGCAAACCATGGATAGCTAACATTGTCGCTACGCATAATGGTTCTTAATATCATATGGCTAGCAGGAACAGCAACTTCATCGCCTTCTAAGTCGCTGGCCAGTCCTGCTGGATAAAATACACCCAAGTATTCACTAGGAGTACTTAATCCATCGCCATTTGAATTGTTTGACCAATTAACAATATCAATGATACTTGGTGCTAATTTCATTGGTGTGTCGCCAACAATAAAGGCAGTATTGGCTCTATCGTTGTTAAGACCAACCATATTAGATATTAGCTCTGGGTATCCTGGGCAAGCAATAATGTTAAATTCGTATTGATCTTCACGGACGCTAACATTACTGTCTACTGCAGCTTTTAGTGCGCTGACAACCATATTTCTTTGTGCCTGTGGCCCAGCGTACATACTACCATCAAGTTTTAATCCACTAGCCGTTACCCAACAATCTTTTTCGGTTGGTAAACTAGTTGGTAATCCAAGAGAGTTAGGACCAACGTTGGGGAAACTTACAGTATTAAAATAGTTTTTCTTAAATCTCTTAACGTTGAATCCACTACGACGAGTATTAAACAATAACATGCCACGTGGATATAGTCTATAATCTGGTGCGTCAAGATCTAGATAGTTGCTGTTAACTAATCCATTCGCTCCACCAATAGTGGGTAATGCACCTGCAGAGGTATCAACGCTACCAGTGGTTCCCCAACGTGCATCAGCAAACAGAATTCCATTTGAAGATACTTGGTCTGACTTATCTATTAAATCCCAAGAAGCACCGTTATAACGATATATCTTTGGATAATTGATTAAATCGCCGGTATCTAACCATAAATCACCAGCAACAATAGCAGTTATACCATCGGACTGGTAAGTTGGTTGACTTGCGCTAGCAATTACACCCATTGAATCTGTTAATGACAGATTATATCCACGAGCATCAGTTCCGCCGTTACGATAACCTTTCCAACCAGTACTGGTATTAACCATTACATCAACGTCGGCTGCACTACTGTAGTACCATATTGCGCCATCAGCGGGATCTGCTACCGGAGCACTTGCGCTAAAGGTATAAACAAGAGGCTCGAATCCAGTTAGTGTTACACCAATGGTTCTGTCACCGATTGACCATACTTCATTCCATTTTCCTCCGGAATATGTATATAATCTCTTGTTAGCAGTATTATGCCATTTATCACCTTCTAAAGGAGCTCCAGGAGCGAATTCAAAGAAATTATCAACGTTAGTTGTTAGTGTCCAAGGACCAGAGCCTTCGCCAGGAGAAGTTGAAACTGAATAGATGTACTCATACCCGCTTTCGATATCTAACCAACGATCACCACTCACTGCTGTTGTAGGAGGAAATTCTCCCACGGTATAATTAGTTGCTCTGGTTGTAACAGTCCAATTGGTAATACCTGTCCCGATTCCGCTAACTTCAGTTGGTTCAACTATTAGCTCACCATTGGTGTTATTATAAGTGACTACTTTGCCTTTAAGGAAATTAGTTGGACTTGCGGTTGAATACACATGAACATATTGTCCAGAATCAAAAATTTGTGCTCCGAGTCCGGCTTGAATTATCACTGTTTTGTTTGATCCTGTTTCTAATACTAACACCGAATTACTTGTTGAAACTACACCGGTATTAAGCATTTCTGTTCCACTAATACTAAATGCATTCTGTACTACACCCGCAGCTAAAGGGATTGCATAATCAGAAGTGTCTGAAGAAAATCCAGCAGCAGTAATTGGTGTTCCAACAACATTAGTTAAATTAATCATACCTTCTTTAGTATGAGCAATAGTAATCTTGTTATTAGCTAGTGTACAAGTTAGATTTGGTATATTAAGAGCAATAACATCAGATACAAAAGATGTTACACTGGTACCAGTTAACTTAACAGTATAAGAAACAACATTGTTCAATGAATTATAACTTACATTAATAGTAAACTGATTACCAAGGTTAAAAGGATTCTCAGTTAATGTATTTGAAGTTAAAGAAACTGTTCCTGCAGTTCTTCTTCTATAAAGTTGCAGATTTGCAGTTTTATCATTGTTAGTGTCGTAGACTCCAAATACTGTTCCTACTGCAATCGAAGATCCGCCATTAACTGAATCGAGTGCAAACAATGCTTCGGGCTCACTTTTGTACA